TTTGAAAAATTGGGGAGATAAGGAACGGTTTTCAAAGGATATATGGCTACCTCATTTTCCAGAGATCGAAGGGTATATTATGAAAGAATTTGAAAAGCAATATCTTAATGTTCAGATATTAAAAAGGATGCTACAGGAGTTTAGACAAGTTTAAGACTCCCTAGGGGTGGTCTAATCTCCACAACCTTTCACATAGGAACCGCCGCCCCCCTTCGTGCGAGAATTCGCAGAATTACAGAGGGGGGATAGCATAAAAAGCCAAATTAAGAGCCACATAGCCTTATAAGCCTTGAAATTAAGGGGTTTACGGGTTATGTGGCTATTTTTATTTCGTTTTAAAGTATTTTATATTGCTCAATTTTGAGCAGAAGAAATGTTGATTAAATGCCCATTTTTAGCCCTAAAATGTACGATTTTACTTGCTATTTTAGCCAGCCTGAGTGATATATAGTGTAACCCCATACAGAAAGGAAGATGGAAATGGAATTTAAAATCACATACGAAATTAAAGGGCAAAGAAGAAAGGAACTGGTGCAGGCAATCAGCGATTATTTAAACACAATTCCTAAATACCTAAGTGTTCCAAGCTGTGCTTATGAGATTGGAGTTTTATTGGTAGATAGGGAAGGAGCAGTAATCATTAATGATACCATGACCCCTGCAGAAGTTGATAAAATGGTTATGGAACTTGAAGCTAAAGGGTTTTTACCCACTAACTACGGGGAGAATGCCTTTGACGGGCTTGAGATTGCCATGCCGAGGGAGATGTTTACAGATAAGGCATTAGAGAACCTCCACAAGATTGTTCTCGCCAAAGGGGAACTTATAGCAAGGGCAATCGGCTCAATGGACTTAAGAATTATCGAAAATGATGTGAAGGTGAGATTCCCTTGGTTTCCAAAGACGGAGGATTCAGTGGAGATAAAGCATTACACACAGTTTATTGAAGCCTTATGCAAAATGGCAATTGATAGAAACAGGGTAGCATCAACACCAAAGAAAAGTGAAAACGAAAAATACGATTTTAGGTGTTTCCTTTTAAGGCTAGGCTTCATAGGGGATGAGTATAAAGCACTTAGAAAATTTTTAATGCGAAATCTTACGGGAAATGCAGCTTTTAAAAATGGAAAACCTAATGCCTAAACAAGGGAAAAAGGAAGGTAGCCAAAGTTTCAGCCATCTTCCTCTTTAATACCCCCTTTGATTTTGCGTTTTTATGCGTGAAGCCCCTGGCCGTTGTCCAAGTCAAAGGCTGTGGAGATTACTCCTCCCCCTATGCCAGCTTTAGAACCTTAACCGCTTCTTTGGCAATTAGCTTTGCATCTAATCTTTCATAAGCTGCATAGCCTATTTGTCCTTCAAGAATGTATTTTTCCTTTAGGACTTTAACCGATAGGTCTTGGCGGTCAACGATCCAAAAGAAGCTGAAATCCCCAAAGGCAATCGCCTTTTTGCCGCTTTCGATGCTTGGCATATATGGGGAGTATTCAACTGGCTTTCCTAGAATCGTGTTGTCTGAATGATTCCATAGATAGTTGCCATTTCCATCCTTTAGCGTTCTTAGATACAGTGCAGTTTCATCATTCACTATCCATACAGCATTTTTACGATAATGCTTGTCTAGGGAGAAGAAAAGTTTTACTACTTCATCATAGGTTATAGCATTACTTTCTGCAGTTGTTACTCCAACCTCAGCCCCTTCTGTGGAATGAAGGATACCAGTAGGGGACATTATGCCATCTCCATTAATAAAGGCATTTTCTTCTGCCCTACCAAATCTACGGGCAAAATCCTTCCTTAGATACTTTTCAATATCGAATTTATTATCAGTAACGAAGGTGTGCTTTATTCTTGTAAGGCTTGCCAGCTTATAAGAGTGTAAAGTAAACTGGATGATGGTGTCATTGCTCTCTGGTATTGCTACTGATTCACCTACCCAATCAGCTGCCCCCGTAGATGCCGATGCAATAATTTTTCCCTCTGGTGATGTGGTTTTAACTACAGTAGCTATTCTTCTAAAAAGATTTTCCTTTTCAAGAGCGGGTTTGTAGTTACTCATAAATTCAAAGGGTGCAGGATAACTTCCTGTGCTATCCTTCATATTACTCATTTCTGAGTAGTATTCCTCTTGAGTTCTCATAGTGTTCCAAAATCCTTTACTGTACATACTTTGATTTGACATAATGTATTCCTCCTTATTTTTTAAGTCCATACTTTCTATTAAATGTTTTGGTAATGTTACACCTCCAATCTTTAAATTTGGTGACAGTAGTGACAGTACGGTGACAGTTGTTTTGGTGTACTGTCACCTAGTTAAAGCTAGATATATCAATGGTTTAAGGTACTTTAGTGACAGAAGTGACAGTAATCTTAACTTTATCTTCACACTATTCTATTTATCTATTTTTGATTTTCTTTTCAGCCTATAGAAGTTTAAAATACTGTCACTACTGTCACCAAACCTGCTCTAATCATTGAAAACTGTGGGTTTATGGAGGTGACAGTTATGGTTTTTTACTGTCACCTAACTGTCACTACTGTCACTGATTTGATGCTAGAAACGAGAATTCATCATAACCATAGGCTCTTTGGTAATTCATCTTCGCTTCATCACTTAAAGTATATCTATGATAAAAAGTACCGCCCTTACCTCTACGAACTGTCATCTCTGAAAATGTAGTTCCTAGATAACTTGCAAGTTCTAATCTGAACTCTTTGGCGGTCTTAGCATAGCCATGGTTATTATCTATGCACCAAGCCTTATACACATCATAGACCTTACCAGTGGTGCAGCCATCTTTGATTTTACCGAGGGGTCTTTCTACCATGCATTCAGCAAAGAAGGAAATAACTGTATTATTTTCAGCCATATAAGCTTCTCTTGCATTCTCAACACATTTTGGCTCAGTGAAGATGTAGCCATTATGAATAACATTTTTTAAAGCTATAATCGCCTTGTAGACAATTCCCTCACGCTCAGCATACATTTTATCCAGTAGTAATTTATCCTGTTTTTCCTTTGGAATCACGTTATTACAAGTAATCTGCATAATTCTGTCATAGACCCACTTTCCATCATCGCCCCCAAATTTGGGGAGACGGTTCATACAAAACCAGAGGAGTCCGTTATAGATAAATTCAAATCCGTTTTGCCCCTTAAACTCTGCAAAGATGCTATCCCCACCAGTACACTGTTTGAAGATGCGAAGTTCATTTACAGTTAGAAAACTCATATCAGAACTACCTGCAAGCCTTTTATTATAAAGGTTACCAGTGCCAAACCTCGATTCAATTTCCTTTAAATCAATGCCTATGAAGTTTCCATTACCAAGTAATCTTTCTGTAAGGCTTTTAAGCTGAGATTTCCCCGTATCTCCTTTACCTACCATAAAGAGAGCCTTTTTCATCCGATGCCCCTTTACATTGGATAGGCATACCCCCATAAACTCAAGGAGTAAATTCTCAACTGCCTTATCACCGCCAGTTAAATCATTCATAAATTTATCAAATACTGGTGTGGGTATATGTTCTCCCAGCCAATCACATGGAATTTGTATTGTACTCATAAGATCTGGACTATGGGGTAGTAGCTTCATATCTGAAAGTCTTAAAATGCCATTTTGAAAATTGATAATGTCCTCATCGGCATTTATTTCTTCATTGGTTTTAAACTTTAAATCTGTGGTGATATTACCAAAGACCTCATTGACATCACTCATTTTTAAAATACTTTCATCAAAGGAAGTGATGTAATTTTTAATAATACCTTTTAGCATTTCATCTGCATAAAGCCTATAGCAACCATCCTCGTAGACATAACGTAAGACACCGCCTCTTGCACTATCACGAACGAAGATGTAGTCAAGATTTTCTCTAATATACTTTGCTAGTAGAGGGCAGTTGACTTTCATCTTCTTAGCCTTTTCATCAAAGTAGATGTAGGATGGTCTGTTTTTACCACCCATATAGAATTTTCCATTACAGCCTTTAATGGCCTTCTTTATGGTGGAAGTCCTGTAGTCCTCTCTGTCCCATTTTTCTCTGTAGAGTTTTGATTTTCTAAAAAGGTTATCAATTTCGTCTGCATCTCCACCAGTATAAAAGGCTAAGATATTACATAGGGCTTGGTCTGCTTCAGAAGGACTACCATAGTCAGATAAATCACCATTATCAAATAGAGCGATGAACTTGTCTTTGTTTTTAGCTTTTCTAGCAGTGGCAATAATGTCAAAGTGGTCATTTGACTTTTTCTTAAACAGTTCTTTTTTCATGTACTTATCAAGAAAAATTAAAACTTCCTCGGTTCTATCCATAAGGGGTAGATTGTTTATGACATTTCCTGTAAAGGTTAGATAGCGGTTAGTCAGCCCACCGAAATAAACTTCTAAATCATTGTGGCGGTTATTAGAGTAATAATCGGTGGATAATCTCTTTATGCCATTACTATCAATAGTTACAGGGATTTTTTCTACATTCACTGTAAATAGATGATGGATACCAGTGCCACTTGGAGATGTTTCACTGTAGGTATTCATAAGGGCATTGATTTCTTTAGCCAGTTCGCTATCTACACTTTTATGGTCAATATCTATGCCGCCAATACCAGAGATAAGGATTAGACCAATACCATCATAGTTATATAGTTTTACGGCTTCACTAGCCTCGTCAAAGGTAACCCACTGTGACATATATTCCTCTGAAGTTCCCAGTTGATAGCCCTTGGTATTATATAAGACTTTGGTAAGGCGGCTGTCTATTTCTTCGTATCGCCAGCATACCCAAATATTTAGTTGTTTTAATTCTGTAATCTCCATAGCCGCCTACCTCCTTTCTTAGAAGTCATCACCCAGTATTTCATCTGCACATTCCTTACAGAAAAAACCTGCATAGACAGAATCAGCTGCAACAGTTTCAAGTAAGGATTTAATCATTCCCTCTAGCTTTGTGATTCTCATTTGCCCACAGCTTTTACATTCCACTTTTATATCCATATACATCATCCCCCTTTGGTTTCTCTGAGCCATCAAGATGACTTAATTGCTCACATAGTTTTTCATAATTTATGTAGGCTTTTTTCCCCACATAGATGGCTGGTAGTTTTCCCGCTTTTAATAGAAGCCTTAAAGCGTGTTCTGGAAGAATACCAGTTTTAGCAGTTTCCCTTACTGTCAGCATAGTTGGTTTCTTTTCCTCAATCATATTTCTCCCTCCTTGTTATACTTTGTATAATTAAATAGTATAACAATAGTGGGCAAAAGTCAATAAGATAAAACAAACTCAAGTTATACAGAAGATACAAAACTATATCAGAAATGAACTGATATTACCGTAAATACCTTAGCTTTTATTGAGTATCAGTAGATGTATTTGTGTAAACAATAACACAAGTGAGCAAATGATGCTTGACAAAACAAAACAATAAAAGTATACTTTAAGTAATACAAAACGGAGGTGTGAAAGTATGACATTAGGAGATAGATTAAAGGAACTGCGGAAGGCAAATCATATGACACAAAGGGACTTGGCTAAAATGCTAGGTATGGCAAAAGGAACAATAGCCATGTGGGAAATGGGGAAAAGAAACCCTGGATTTGAAGCACTAGAAAAACTAAGTGAAATATTTGATAAACGTGTGGATTATATTTTAGGAACATCAGAGGATTCAACCTCTCCCAAATTAAGTGAAGAAGAAATCAACCAACTTGGGGAATGGGAAATAGAAGAAGATATTACAGAAGTTATTTTAAAGTACCTAAGGTTAGATGAAAGAGGTAAAGCTGCTGTAGAAGCACTGATAAATAATGAATTTAACCATTGTAAATCTGCAAATAAACTATTACCTAGAGAAAAATTTTTACTTTCTATTAGAATCAAAAAAGATTAGTTTTAAACTATAAATCTGTGGTGTTTATTAACTTGACTAATCACCCTTGTTGAGTGATATATACCATAGGAGAAAAAGTTCTCCTTGCCCCTTAAAAGAAAGGAGGAAGGCGTTATGCCGAGTATAGAAAAACGAGGGGATACCTTTAGAATTATGGTATCTCTAGGCTATAATATGGAAGGTAAACAAATTAGAAAGACCACTACTTATAAGCCGCCAAAGAATGTAAGTGAGAATAAGGCTGAAAAGTTGGCTACAGCTTTTGCCTACGAATTTGAGAAAAAATGTATGGGAATGACTAATTTCGATGAAAATATGAGATTCTCAGAATTGGTAGAATGGTACTTTAAGCAGATTGCACCCCATAAATTAAAGGAGAAAACCCTGCTGACAAACATTTACCTTATGGAAAATTATGTACTTCCTTATATAGGGCATTTAAAGCTAAAGGATATAACCACAGCTAGAATTGATGAGATGCTTAATTATCTACATCGAGAAGGAAAAACCAGCAAGTACTATATAATGAAAGACCCTAGTCTTTTAGGAGATGGAATGAGAAGACCTGCATCAAGAAAAACTGGTGTTGAATTAAACACTATTAAGAGAGCTGCAAGAGGGGAACACATTAGAAAGACAACTGCTGAAAAGATAGCCAGTGCCTTTGGTAAAAGCTTAAAAGAGATGTTTATAGAAGAGGAAAGACCAAAAGAAGAAAGAGGAATAGAATCTACATCTATTGCAAGAATCAGAACAGCAACATCAGCTATTTTTAACACAGCCTTGAAGAAAGATATTATATGGAAAAATCCAGTAGTTCATGCTACTTCCCCAAGAGGTAGTCAAAAAGAAAGAGATTTCCTCGATGCTGACCAATGTAAGCAGCTTTTAGGCTATTTAGATGAACTGGACAATCCGAATGTTAGAGTAGGATTAGCCACACTTATTTATACGGGAATGAGATCAGGGGAACTTTGTGGGCTTCATTGGAAGGATGTAGATTTAGAAAAGGGGACAATTTATGTAAGGTATACCCTTTATAGGGCAGATGGGCAGTATAAAATATCTACCCCAAAAACTAAATCAAGCTTAAGGGTAATTGCCATTCCTGCAGAATTAAAAACCATTTTAAAGGAACATAAAGATTGGCAGGATAAAAGAATAGAAGAATTAGGTTCAAAGTGGAAAGACAGAGGTGCTGTAGTTACAGGATTAGAAGGTGAATATATTTCAGGGGGATATTTAAACTCCACACTCAAAAAGATAACGAAGAAATATGGCCTGCCAGATATCACTGTACACGATCTTCGCCATGCTAATGCTTCTTTACTAATCAATGCAGGAGTACCCGTAAAGTTCATATCAGAACACCTAGGGCATTCAAACACAAAGACTACCGAGGATATTTATGCCCATGTCTATAGTTCCACTGCTGAAAAAGTAGCAAGTGCCATTAGTGATGCTTTAGAGGGAATGATTTAAATGAAATGCTTAAAAATATTGAAGAGAAAACTGCAAAATAAAAGTGTACCGAAATCGGGTACACTGGGCATTTTAGAATGTGTTGTAAGGAGGGAAAAAACCTTGCAGCACATTATTTTTTCAAAAGTGTGCATATAGAAAGAGTCTTGGTGTTTAGTTGGTGTTTTATGCTTCAATAAACCCCAAAACGAAAAGGAACAATACACAATCTCGTTTCAACAAAGCCCCACAACAAGCGATTTGTAGCACTTTACTAAACGATACGAAATGCCTTTTGACGGTTCGAGAAAGAGAACATAAACACAATGGATGCCAAGGGTGAGGTTTTGCTGACTATTATGGCATCTTTGGCACAGCAGGAAAGCCAGAGCCTTTCACAAAACGTTAAGCTTGGACTACAGTACCGATATCAACAAGGAAAGGTACAGGTCAACCATAAACGGTTTATGGGCTACAGCAAAGATGAAGATGGAAATTTAATCATTGTCCCCGAAGAAGCTGAGATTATCAAACGCATCTACCGAGAATACCTTGAAGGTCAGAGTTTGGTAGGCATTGGTCAAGGTCTTGAAAAGGATGGTATTTTAACAGCAGCAGGAAAACCAAGATGGCGACCAGAATCAGTTAAGAAGATCCTTCAAAACGAAAAATACATCGGAGACGCTCTTCTGCAAAAGACCGTCACAGTAGATTTTCTTACCAAGAAGCGAGTTAAGAACGAAGGCCATGTTCCGCAGTACTATGTTGAAAATAGCCATGAAGCGATTATTCCCAAAGACTTATTCTTGCAGGTGCAGGAGGAAATTCATCGAAGAAGGAACATCTACACAGGAGCAGACAAGAACAAACGAATTTATAGCAGCAAATACGCTTTAAGTGCCATCACCTTCTGTGGAGATTGTGGGGATATTTACAGGAGAACATATTGGAATATTCACGGCAGAAAAGAATTTGTCTGGCGATGCGTGACTAGAATCGAGCAAGGACCTGAGGTCTGTAAGAATAGAACGGTAAAAGAAGATGAACTCTATGGTGCTGTAATGACTGCGACTAATAGGCTACTTGCAGTTGGAGATAACATGATTAGAACACTGGAAGAAAATATTCATGCAGTAATCGGTGACACTACAGAGTATCAAATTTCAGAACTTAACAGCTTGCTTGAAGAAAATCAGAAAGAACTAATCAGCCTAGCCAATAAGGGAAAAGACT